CGCTATCTAACCATCAGTAAGAACAAACTATCAGGATGGCATGGCACAGTAATTTGCAACATTCAGCCGGAAATTAGCCGGTATGTGGAGTAAGTATGCTGATCAAGCTATCGAAGCCAGACGCCCACGCTTCAAAAGTAATGGGGGCGGATACAGTTAAGTTATGTGAGATGCAGGGCTTTAAGCCTCGCTTAGAGAACGAGAACCAATCAAGGGTAGAAGCCAATGTGTACGGTTTCAAGGCTGAGTTTGCTGTAGCTAGGCTACTAAACTTGGAGCCGCCTACTATCAATGTAGTTACTGATGGCGGTGTAGACCTATGGTTCGATGACATCTCAATCGATGTTAAGTTCACTAACGCAGAACATGGGCCGTTGATATTTGATACGATACCTAAGTTCAGAGCACAGATAGCAGTCTTAGTCGGGCGGACAGAGTCACCCAGCACCATGCGAATTAATGGTTGGGTAGACCGGAAGACTTTCAAACAACAAAGCAAACCACAGGACTTTGGCTACGGCCAGAGACTGATGATGGAGCACGATCAGATGATGCCCATCGAGACGCTTTGGAAACATTTAATGCAACATAAGTTTAAAGGGGAATAATGTGAGTGAAGTAATTGTACTGGATCTAGAAACAACAGTTCAATTTGGTGAGGATAAAAGTAAGGACAATAGTCCGTATCACCCAAAGAACAAAATGGTATCTGCCCACTGGCGGATGATTAAGGATGGTGAGGTTGGCCCAGCGCAACGGGCTATCTTTTATCATGATGAACAGAAGGGAATGTTTGCCGATAGCTGTGACCCACTGAAGAAAGATATTAGTACAGCCAGTGTAATGGTATGTCACAATGCTAAATTTGATGTGTCCTACCTTTTAGAGTCTGGTTTTAGTATACCAAAAACGGTGTACTGTACGATGATAGGAGAATATATCCTAGCTCGTGGTCAACGTCAGGAACTATCCCTAAAGGCAACAGCAGAACGTAGGGACGTTACCCGGAAGAAGTCTGACCTTGTAGATGATCTATTCAAGTCAGGTGTAGGTTTTGAATCTATGCCCCTTGAAACTGTAATTGAATACGCTGATGCAGATGTCCTCTCAACAGCCGAGATCTACCTTGCCCAGCAGAAAGATCTTCTAAAAGCATCGAACGTCGGCTTACTCCCTACATTTGTCTTGATGAATGAAATGCTACTGTTCCTAGTTGAGCTTGAGCGTAACGGTATTGCTATAGATAAAGATGTCTTAGAGGCCGTTAAGTTAGAGTTTGAAGAAGAGAAAGCACAGATACAGAAAGCCCTAGAAGATATCGTAATAGATGTTATGGGCGACACACCTATCAACCTAAACTCTGGTGTTGATATGACTGCGGTAGTTTATTCGCGCAGAGTAAATGATAGGAACTACCATAAGAATGCATTTAACATTGGTTTGAATGCTAGAGGTAAGCCCCTGCCACCGCCTCGTATGAGTGCTAGTAAGTTTGCTAACACTGTACGTAAGTCTACTCGCAGAGTAATGCGGACTGTGGCCCACCACTGTGAGATCTGTGATGGTAAAGGTAAGATACAGAAGCGTAAGGTAAACGGCGATCTGTACAAGAACCTATCTAAGTGTACTGCCTGTGAGGGTAGAGGATACACCCTGACAGAGACAGGTCAGGTAGCAGGATTAAAGCTTGTACCCACTCAACCTACTGACGCTAGTATTAATGGCTTTAAGACAGACAAGGTTACTATCGGTAAGCTTATTGCTCAGGCACAGGCTAAAGATAACCTAAAGGCTGTAGAGTTCCTGACTAAGACCTCTCGACTAAATGCCATCAGCACATACCTCGATAGCTTTATTAAGAACATCCAAGGATCTACCAGAGAGGATGGATTGCTACACGCACAGTTTAATCAGTGTATTACTCGTACAGGTAGACTGTCATCATCTAACCCTAACTTCCAGAACATACCCAAGGGACATAAGTTCCCGGTTCGCAAGGCAATTAACTCTCGCTTTGAGGGTGGTACTATTATGGAAGCTGACTTTAGTGGTCTAGAGTTTAGGGTTGCAGGAGAACTGTCTAGGGACGAACAGATCATCGAGGATATACAGACAGGTAAGGATGTACATAAGCAGACTGCTAGTATCATCAACCAGTGCGATGTGTCTGAGGTAGATAAGTCGATGCGGCAAGCGGCAAAGGCTTATACGTTTGCGCCGTTGTATGGTGGTATGGGGGCTAATGAGCCACCACACGTACAGGCTTACTTTAAAGAATACTTTAATATTTACAAGGGGTTAGCCAAGTGGCACCGAAAACTTATGGACGGTGTACTTCAAGACGGCCTTGTACGTATCCCTAGCGGACGGGAGTTCTACTTCCCCAATGCTAGGAGACTAGGAAACGGTAGGATTACTAATGCAACGGCGGTGGTTAATTATCCCTGCCAGTCGTTTGCTACTGCCGACCTAGTAGTGATGTCCTGTGTACGGGCATACCACAGATTTAATCGGGAGAAGTTTAAGTCTCGTTTAATTCTCACTGTACACGATTCCATAGTTGTTGATGTGCATCCAGACGAAGATGAACGGGTTATCAAAGCCCTTCAATGGGCGATGGGTGGCTTGGCTGAAGAAGTCAAAGAGCGTTACGATTATGACCTTTTGTTACCCTTAGATATTGAGATTACACAAGGGCCAAACTGGATGGAACAGGTTGAGCTAGAGCTTGACTAGTTACATTAATTGATGTACTTTATATTACCTTAACTAAAAACGTATTTATACGGAGAAATATATGAACGACGTAGCAACTATCAGTAAAAGCGAGCAACAAGAGTTAGCCGCCGCAATGGGTATGGGTGGCGGTTCAGCACCCTCAAGCAGTGACCGATTGCCTGAACTTAAAATTAACTATCAGGAAGAGAATGACCAAGGTCAGGAACTACCTCGCGGACAGTTCTTTGTTAAAGGCACAGAAGATGATCCTGTGTATGCCAAGTCAGTAAACTTCCGTCCACTTAGCCAGTTGTTCCAGTGGATTCATTATGATCCTGAAGAGAACAAGGTTAAGAATAAAACCTTAATGATCCCTATGCTACGTCAAGAAGCTAGAGATCAGAACGGCACTATCCGTTGTGGTAAGCCGCCTAGCAATGCTCTTCGTGAGATGTCTAAAGAAGACCAGAAGCGTTACAGCGACATCAAGTGTTTCCGTCAGGTACGTGGCCTAGTCTCGTATGAAGGCAAGAACGCTGATGGTGAGAAAGTTACTGTAGAGAACCTACCTGTAATCGTAATGCTAAAGGGTAGTAACTTTAACCCGTTTGAAGATCAGTTCCTAAAGAAGTTACCTCGTGGCCGTAAGATGCACGAATACAGCGTCAAGGTTGGTGCTACTCGCACTAAAGGCTCTGGCGGTAACGTATGGTGGGTAATGAACTTTGAGCCTGATCTAGTCAATGCAATGCCTATGGATGAGCAAGTATTTGAGACTGTTAAGGTCATGCACGAGATGGTTAAGAGAGAGAACACCAACATCCAAGCGTCACACGAAAAGGCCCTGCGTAATGCTAGTCTTTCTGATGATGCCTTAGATGCTCTCGATGCCGTTAATAGTGATTTAGAAGATGACTTAGCCGACGACGCATAAGCGTACCACTAACCTAAACTGAGGTACGTTATGTCTTTAAACATACTCGAAACCCAACTGCACATGGTGCTCGATAAGCTTTCTAATGGAGAGACTGTTGAGTATGAAGAGAGTTGGATAGAAGAAGCAGGAGAGATGTTTAAGGACACTCTTCGTAAGCAACTTGGCCCCAGAGAAGATAAGTTCCGCATTCGTATGTCGAATGTGGGACGCCCTCTCTGTCAGCTACAGCACGAAAAGGCTGGCACCCCCAAGTCTAAGAACCCCTATAACAACATTGTTCGCTTCATGCTCGGTGATGCTACCGAAGTATTGGTCGAGCTTTATCTCAAACTAGCCAAGATTAACATTACTGGTGGTAAAGATAAGGTTGAGCTTGAAGTAGATGACACCACTATACGCGGTGAAAATGACGTAGAAATTGATGATAAGGTCTACGACACTAAGTCGAGTAGTCCGTGGGCGTATGAGAACAAATGGAGTACAGGGTGGGAAGGTGTCGCAAAGGATGATGCTTTTGGCTACATACCTCAGTTACTAGGCTACAGTGATGCGTCTGATAAAGAACCCGGTGGATGGATTGTAGTTAATAAATCTACGGGTGAAATTCAGGTTGTAGACGCCGAGTTCAGTGCACAGGACAAGGAAAAAATACGCAAAAAGATACGCACTAATGTTAATCTTATTGCTACTGATGCCCCCTTTAAAAGATGCTTTGAACCACAGGATGAGTATTTCCGTAAGCAACTAACCCCGAATAAACGTCTAGCTATGAACTGTACGTTCTGTAACTACACGAACACTTGCTGGCCTGATGCGAAGTACAGACCACAGACGGGTAGTAAGGCTCAGAGTCCTCGGCACTACTGGTATGCGGAGTACGAAGACGAATGAGTTTCCGCAATATAAGACGCCGGGCTATTGCCAACGGCTATCGATCAGGTCTTGAAGAAGACATTGGCACACAACTAAAAGAAGCGGGCGTGAAGGCTGAGTATGAGCCTTTCCGCATCCCTTACACCGTCCCTGTCCAGAGCAGGAACTACACCCCCGACTATGTATTACCTAACGGGATTGTAATCGAGAGTAAGGGTCGCTTCACCCCTGATGATAGAAAAAAACACCTTTGTATCCGCGATAAGTACGGTGACGATCTAGATCTGCGCTTCGTATTTAACAACCCCAGAGGGAAGCTCCGTAAGGGTAGCAAGACTAGCTACGCTGACTGGTGCACCAAGAACGGGTTCATGTTCGCGGCAAAAGAAATACCCGAAGAATGGCTGGCTGAGAAACCCAGTAAGCGTTCTTTAAACTTACTTAAAAAGATACGGGGAACAAAATAATGAAAGAGTTTATTGGAGCATATATCGAAGTAATCCCTAGCGAATCTAGAGAGGGTGTTGACCTCAAGTTTGGCTGGGACTTTCCTGACAATACTGATCCAGAAATGGAAGACCTACTCAGGAATATAGTCGCTGGTGTGTTCGGTTTGATGAGCACTCAGAGTGATGATGTAGTTGCACTGGGAGAGATTGTACGTAGCGTATCGGGCTTTGATGAGAGCATTCAGCCTATCTCAGATAACGAAATCCTATTCACTCCAGATGAAGACTTACTGGATGAAATAGAGAAGGACACTAAGGTCATCGACATTAGAACCATGAAGCCAAAAGGAGAGGCCTAATGAGTTCTTTAATCATTGGCTTATGTGGCAAGAAAGGTTGCGGTAAAACCTTCGTAGCGGAGCATCTGAGGGACAATAAGCAAGCTACTATACTTCGCTTTGCTGACACCCTCAAAAACATGATGCGTGTAATGGGATTTAGCGATGGGCAGATCAACGGAGGCTTAAAGGAAGTGGCCTGTGATATGCTCGACGGCAAGACGCCTCGCTATGCCATGCAGACACTAGGGACAGAGTGGGGTCGTAACTTACTCCATGAGAACATCTGGGTAGATATGCTTCTAAGCAAAGCCGACAGG